ATCTGGAGCCCGGCTCCTGGGGCTGGCGCGTGCGCAATACCGGCATGGCGCCGCGCGAAAGTTACCGCGAAGCGTCGCTGGGCTACCGCCACGAATATGGGCGCGTCGAGGGTGGCGTCTCGCAGATGGGCCGCACAGTTGGCGGCTATGCCGACGCCGAGGGCGCCGTCGTCGGCGTCTGGGGCGGCGGCGTCGGCTTGAGCAACCGCATCAACGACTCTTTCGCGCTGGTGAACGCCGGCGCGCCCGGCGTGCAGGTGCTCTCGGAAAACCGCCCCGCCGGCAAGACGAATATGCTCGGAACGCTCGTCATTCCCGGTCTGCGCGCCCTCGAGCAGAACCGGGTGGCGATCGACGTGACCACGCTGCCTGTCAACAGAACGGTCGCGATGTCGGAGCGCATGGTGCGGCCCGCCCGGGGCGCGGGCGTCGCCATCGATTTCGCCGGCAAGAGGCAGCAGGCGGGCGTCATTGTGGTGCTGAAGGACGGCAAGGGCGCCTTCCTGCCGGCGGGCACGCATGTCTCGCTCGCCGGATCGGGCGAGTCGCTGGTCGTGGGTTACGACGGCCGCGTATGGATTCCAAATCCCTCGCCGGAGGACGAGATTGTCGCCACGCTCGGCATGAACGCCTGCCGCGCGCGTTTCTCCTGGTCCATCGACGTCGGACGCATGATCGGCCCGATCATCTGCGAATGACGCCGTGTCGTGGTCTATCGCATCCTGCTCTAGCGGAACTGCTTCAGCGCCATTTTCAGCGGCTCCGGCGACATCTGGATCAGGCCGCCATATGGCTGATCCATTTCGAGCGTGAGAAGAATGGCGCCGGTCATCGACAGCGCCGCCGTAAACAGCGCGCAAATCACGCTGGCGTTGATCGGCGCGATCAGTCCGAGACTGAAAAAGATCGTCATCAACCAGAAAACCAGCACGGAAAGAAACAGCGGCGACACCGTGCTCGACGAGCCCTGATAGATTTTCCAGCGTGAGATGGAGATGTCATTGCCCAGCGAGAGGGCCGACGTCTTGATCCACGCCTGACCGGGGTTGCGCTCGGGAAGCTCCATGAGTTCGGTGAGCAGCCTGTCAATTCCTTCGCCGCCGGCCACCTCGTGATTCATCCCTTCCCGGCCGATCTTTTCGATCACCCCGATTCCGCTCTGGGCGACCTGACGCAGCGCGGTGCGGGCCTTTGCGGAGTCGGGTCCATATTTGCCGAGCAGGCGATTGAGCGCGATCATTTTCGCCGCGCTGTCCTTCAGCTCGGTTTCCTTCGCGTCGAAGGAGGATTTCGCTGTGGCGATCAGCAGGCCGAGCGTCAGCGCCGCAAGGCCGACGACGACGCTTCTCGCCGCCTTGATGATGGCTTGCGACTCATCGCTCAGGAGATGCTCGGGAAGCCTTTCCTTTATCACCATGCCGGCGACGGCGGCGGAAAAGATGAACAGGAAGGCGATCAGGCAGACGGAAATCGGGCTCATGTCGGCTCCTGCAGGGTGGCGTCGCGCCGTCTCCTGCTGTGAATGAAACCGCCACAAAAAGCAAAGGAGCAAGGGACCCGTTCGCTGAGCGGCGATCACGTCATGTCGTCGAGGAGAATGGTGCTGCAAGAGAGGATTGAACTCTCGACCTCTCCCTTACCAAGGCAGTATGCGACATTATACAACTCCTTATTTTGTTGAGTGTTTCTGCTTCACGGGCGACCATACACCCACATTTCACCCACTTTTGAGGCTTGGCAGCGCGTCGATCTCGGCCCGCATGTTCTCGGTATTGACGTGAGTGTAGCGTGAAACCATGCGTTCTGATTTCCATCCACCTGCCTGCTTTAGCGCGAGCAAATCCCGATGTTTCTGGTAGTGCCATGTCGCCCAAGTGTGTCGACAGTCATGTGGTCGGAAATGTTCAATCCCGGCCCTGCGGCAGGCCGCTCCAAAGGCTCGGGCGATCCGGGTTCCCGCCGAGGTGTCGGCCTCGTCCTCATCGTCCGGGCGCGTATAGGGAAGCCCGTCGAGTCGCCTGAAGATTTCTCCGTCGCGGTGCGGGAGTGTGGCGAGCGCCGCGACGGCTTCAGGATGCAGCGGGAGACCTCTCGGCTCGCCGTTCTTCGTTCTTTGAAAAGCGACGTGCGCCCTTGCCAGGTCCACATATCGCCAATCGAGCCAGAGAGCCTCGCCGACACGCGCGCCTGTGTAGAGCAAGAAAACAACGAGCGGCCGAAGCGACGGATTGCAGGCGTCCACGAGCCGCCCTGCCTCACTTGGCATCAGCCAGCGCGGCTCGCGATCCGTCTCCTTGCGGCGTCTGATCTTGGTCACAACACCGGCGGATTTCAGAACCGCGCTCATCGGCGCGAAGATTTGACGGTTGAGGGTCGCCGGGGACCGGCCGGGAAGCAGGCGGCGCGCTGCTTCGTCAATGTCCTCTTGGCGGATTGCGTCTATGGGTCTATCGCCGAAAACATCGAGCAAAGGCAGCAAAAACCGCCGCTCACCCCCAATCTCGATGTAGCTCACGACTGCCTCTGCGAAGGACGGGGAAGGGGGATGACCGAGCACGGCCCCTTTGACGTGGCGTTGCGTGATTTCCGTGATGCGGGCGGTAAGGAGCAATTCGGCCTGGGGGCGCTCAGGAGTTCCCGTGCTTTCTTCAAGCTTGCAGCCGAAGAGCGTCCCCCGGATGCGCCAATTTTTGTCCCGTTTGCGGCGATAGAGTTTGAGCATCGTCCGGCCTCAATCAGGGCGAGGATATCCGCGTCGGTGAAACGGCGCGTTTTGCCAATCTTAGTGCCAATTCCGTGCTTGCGCGCGTGGTCGCTGAGAGCGCGGACGCTCATCCCAAAATGGGCCGCCACCTCCTCGGGCGTGCGCAAATTCGGCAGGGTCACGGCGCGCCCCCGCTCTGCCCTGGGGCCGCGTCAGATCCCAAGGCGACCCAGTTCGACGGCATGTGATATTGGTCTCCGCCCGGGATCGGCGCTTCGTTCTCCAGGCGGCGCACATCGTTGGGAGAGTAAACGCCAACCTCTCGCGCCAGCCTATAGGCTTGAAACCTAGTGTTCATGTCGCCGCGCAAAAGTTCCGAGAAATCGTGTCGCAGGAAGTATTGGCGGCGACCTGCGTCGGTCAGAAGGCAGCGCGCGAGGGCGCTCTCGATCCGAGCCGCAAGGGGCGCAAGGCAGTTGCGCACAAGCGCAAGAGCTTCCTGTTCGGTGTTGCTGTAGGTGCTCTTGTCCGTGATGCCGACGCTTGTCGGCGGGCAATCGTAAATGCGGGCGATCTCTTCAATCGAAAGCTTGTAGCTCTCTAGAAATTGGGCGTCATGCGGCGAGAAGCTCAAGTGTTCATATTTTGCGCCGCCGTCCAGGATCATGAGCCGTCCAGCGTTTTCAGTTCTCGCGAAGAGCGAAGCGGTCGACTCCCGCAGTTGCTTACGCTGTTCGGTGGTCAAATTGTTGGGGAAGACGAGAATTCCGCCAGGCTGTAACTTATTCTCGGTCAGCGCCTCGGCGGTTTCCGTGTGCGCCACGGCGAGCCCAACCGTGCCGCGCGCAGAGTGCAACGGGGAGAGGCCATAAACATTGTTCCGGCTGGGGCCGCGCACGTGTAGCATCTCTTCTTGCAGAAGAACCCAGACGCGGCCCGTGAAGTCAGTGGCGCGATAGCGAAGGCGACCGTTTGGCAAACGCTCGATCGCCACCATCGTCGGCGCGAAGGGATGGAGCGCCACCACCTGGCCCCTATTATTGCGCTCTATGCGCGCGTAGCCGTTCCCATACAGATCGTGACATCTGACTAGGTAATCGCGAAATTCATTGGAGCTTTGGTATTCGTTTGGACGCGAGTTGAGCACGTCAAAAAGTGGGTGCTCTTCAGCCCGTTCGGCGTTTGACGGCCCAATGTTGCGGTGGACAACAAGGGGGACGCTGGCAAGCCCTTGGGCGCGGCGCGAGACGCAAGCATAGGCCACGCCCAACGCCGAAACCACGCCCTCGGGCGAAGCTGTCCCGCGCCCGCGCCCGTCATAAATGGCCCCAAGATATGCGTCGCCGGTGGCGTCGCGTTTCTCAATTCCGAAGAATTGGCCTATGCGGCCCCAGGAGAAGCTCATTGGCAACCTCGCAGCGTTTCGAGATAACGACGCGCGAGGTCGCGCGGCGCGGGGCCGCGCTGGTGCGCAGCGCGGGGCTCTACGATCGTCCCATCGTAGGCGGGCCACGCGGACACAACGGATATTTCGTGCAGCGTTACGGCCCGCAGCTCGCGGAGGTCGCCGGACCAGGCGTCGCCGCCGGCTTCCACCGTGAAGCCGAAAGACATGCCCCCGAGGTCGCCGCGCTCGGCGAGAGCGAGGATGTCGTGTGCCGCTTGCGTGTCCGGTAGGTCGATCGCGAAAGCAAGGCCGCGCGTGTCCTCGGAAAGCCGCAGCGTTCCGCTCTTGGTCCGCCCAAGCACACGTGCCGGATCGTGATCGGCGAGCGCAAGAATGTCGCGCCCGCTCGCGAGAGACGCGGTGAAAGCCCCCGGCAGGATCGTCTCGCCGAAATCGGCGATGCGCGTCTTGGTTCCGAAGGTCGCCGCAAGACCCTCCAGGCGGCGCGGATTGCTCCGCGCGGCCCGGATTTCCAGTGGGAGGGCGCGCCGTTCGATCTTCACGCTATCGCGTCCACGATCGCCGCGAAGCTTTCCACGTGCCGCACAGCAATATCAGCGTCAAGAAAAGCGTGAACGAGCACGCCGCCCTTGGACGCTACATCTTGGTGGTATGGGTTGACCAGAATATCGACGCCAGACCAGTAAGCGATGAACAAGTCTGACCAGGCGCCATAAATTATGGCGCTCAGATCTGTGCCAGTCCCCTTCGTAAGATTGCTCGGCACCTGGTTGCTGAATGAAACTGGCTCATTCATGAAAAACTTATCGAGACCAATTGGATTGCCTTGCCCATCCATCCAGATATTTGCCAGCTTCCGCACCTTAGCGTTGGTGAGGAAAGAGCAAGGCGCGTTGACGTTGGCCACGTCCGTCAGGGACATGAGTGTCGCCATATCCGTCGAACCGGGAACATCGCCGTTCGGTGAAGATGGGCGTGCGTGGATCGACAGGCCGGATGTGGCGAGAACGCCGGTAGGCTCATTGCTGCCGCCGCCCTTGATCGCCGCCTTGTCCAATCCTGCGGCCAAAATCCAGGAGAGATCGTTGCGCAGAATACCATCGATCGCCGGATCACTTTGCAGCATCAGTCGCCGGCTGAATTGCGTCTCCGCTGAAATCGTCTTGGGGGCCAGGCTGACTTTGTCAAAGGTCTGATCCGTGCGGGACGGCGCGCCGTCTTCCGCGACCCACGAGGCCGTCGCCGAGGCGGTGAGGCGCGGGATGTCGACATTGCCCGTGAGGCCGCCGAGCACGGTCGCGCCGAGCTGCTCGACCATCAAAGATGGCCGCAAGCGATCGATAAAGGCTTCAGACATCAGCTCGGTCGCTTTGAGCGCGCCGGCGCTGCCGCCTGTCGTCATCGCGCGACGCTCGCCGAGCAGCACTTTCACCGGGATCATGATGCCGCGCGCCTCGCGGCCTTTCGACAACTCAGCGTGCATCTCGCCCTCAATGCCATCGAGCCGCCCGGCGAGCGAACCGCGAATGGCGCGGGCGACAGAGTAGTTGCGCAGATCGGACGAATTCGGGCTGCCGTGAACGGGCTCGGCGTCGGCGATGCGCTCATAGGCTTCCACCTTGCGGGCGCGGGCGACCTTTGCGTCCAGCACCTTGACTTCGCCGTCCAGCGTCTCGAAACGCGAGCGCTCTTCGTCGCCGAGCGTTCCGGTCACTTCCTTGGCGACAAGCGCGCTCATCTCGGCGATGAGCGCGCTACGCTTCTCCATCAAATCCGGCAGCTTATGCATGATAATTCCTTCCATCAGTGGGACGGGCGCGCCTCACGGCGGGCCACCACCCGCGCAAGCGGGCGATTGCTGAAATCGCGCATTTCAAACACTCTCGTCCGGCGAGAGCGACTGCGCGATGCGATAGAGTGTCGGGAAACCAAAGCCAGCTCCGACGCGGCGGTCCTTGGCCCCAGCTCCATAAAAACCGGCTTCTTGCCGTTCGGGGTCAGGGAGGAACGTCGTAATAAAATCTGTCTCGAGCTGTCCGGCGACGTTACGCCAAAGCACCACCTCCGCATGGTAGCGCTTGAGGGTGACTTCGACGCCGGCAAAGCTGCCCGTTTCGACCATTCGAAAAATTAGCGGGGCGCGCTGTTCGCCATAGGTTTCGAAGACATATTGGCGCAAACACAGCGACAAATCCGGCGCGCCATCGATTAGCGCCTCCAGCGCCTCTCCAAATGTCCTAGCCTCTGCGACATTCTTGATCGCGATCGGAAGCTGAGAAAACCCCTCGCAGTTCACGCCTGAATAAGGCGTCTCGTTCTGGCGCAAGCTTCTAAATCGATCGATCGCGAGCGGCCCCTCTTTCGGCGCGTCAGCGCCATTCAGGGCGAGAAGGAGATTAGCCGCCTCGCGCGCCGTCATTTCCGATGCGCCAGAGCCTCGCTTCGTGGTCGGGATATAGCCGGCTTCACGAATTATTCTGGCGACGTGATCGATAGTTGCCCGGTCTCTGCCGTCAACTTCGGCGATCGCGTCTACAAGTGCAGGAAGCTTGGCCATGATTTTCTCCCGGTTCTGAGTCTTGCCCAGAACAGGGGCGCGCGCAAGCCGTTCTGAGTCACGCGCAAAACGAATTCCTGTGGATAACTAATTGGAGTATCAGCCGAGGGCCTGAAGTGAGGTCGCTGGATGCGCCCTCAAAGGTAAAGCGCTCGCTACCCGATGACCCGATCTACAACAGCCGCAAGAAACGCGGCGAGCCGCGCCCGCCATAGGGCGCGCGTCACCCGCCACCGCGCGAAAAGGCGATCAATGGCGCTGCGAAAGGTGGTCATTTCTCTCCCCGTTCGGCTTCGAGCTGCGCACTGACCTCGGTGTAAAGCTCCCTGATTTTGCCGACGAGTATTTCGGTCAGAAGGCTTAGAGGCTCGCGCTCGCAGGGCTCCATAAACTCCGCGCCGTTAGTCGCCATTTCAAGAGCGCGGGCGTGGGTCAGGAGATTGCTAAGGCGGTCGGCTAGTTCAACGGTGGAAAGGGGCTCATCCATTTATGCCTCCCGCGTTTTCGCGCTCATTTGTGGCGAGGTTTTTTGATCTAATCGCTTCGTAAAGTTCGGCGGATTTCTCGGCGATGTCGGAGGCGATCCGGGCGATGCCCCGCAACTCGTCGCTGTCGGCCCAAGAGACGCTGTCGACCATGGCGTCGAAGAGGAACGCGAAGCCGGCGGTGCGCTCTTTTTGGAGTATTGCGAGCTCGCTGACGCTAGCAGTTTCAGCTTCCGTCGCTTCGACGCGCGCCTCTTTTGTGATGATATCAATCACGGACATTGCGCCCTCCCCGGATCACGGCGACGGCCTTGACGGTCTCGGCGGCCGTGAAGGCTAGCCACAAGAGCATGAAGGGGGCGAGAAAATAGAGGGCGGCGGCGGTTTGGTCTGTCATTGGGCATGCCTTCGGCGTTCGCCGGGAAATCGCTTTTCCGGCATTGGTTGGCGTGTTACAAATCGTGTCTACAGCCTGATTTATGCCGACAAAAATCAGGCTGTCAACCTGAAACAGGTTTTAGACATGAAAATCGAGGCGGTGCAGTCAAAAATGGCCCGAGTTGCGCTCGGCCTAACTGGAAAGGAACTTGCTGAATTGGCTGGAGTATCGTTGGACACGATCAATAGGCTTGAGGCCGGCGAAGAGCTTAAAGAGAGGACCTTAGTCGCAATCCGCACCGCCCTTGAGGCGGCCGGCGTCGAATTCATCGAGAAAAACGGCGGGGGGCCGGGCGTGAGGTTGAGAAATGGATAGACTTGAGCTTGAAGCGACAACACGTGAGCTTCGATCGATTTTGGATAAACAGCCGCAGGATATTTCGCAGATGTCCCTCGACAGAGCGAATAAACTACTTTCTTCAATCTCGGCTCAATTGCCACCTGATTGGGCAAGCGAAATAGATCTTGCGAAAGACGCAATCAACAAGATGGCCGGGGGACCAAACCAGCGCGTCAAGAATTGGCAGAGGGCCTTTGACGCTGTTTACGGGCTAGACATGCGCGCGAGTATTTTCAAATCAGCTCAATCATAGGCGTCCATTCGGGCTCCTTGCCGTGGCGGACCGCCACGGCAAGGGCCATAGCCATGGCGACAAGCCCGTCGATGCGCCCGCGCGAGCGGGATTTATCGAGCTTGCGATTGCCCGCCGGATCGGCCGTCGCTACGGCGTTGGTAGCGTTCCAGGTCAGAATTGGGTGACCGCCGTGGCGCAACCGCCTCTCGACGATAAGACGTTCGATAAGATCGACGGCCGGCGCCATGTCCTTGAAGCCCTGGCCGTAAGCTTCCAGCGGGATTTCAGCCCCCGTCTCGGCTAGCGCCCGTTTGAAATCATCGATCCGCCAACGGTCGAAACCTATCATCCGCAGGTCATAGACTGCCGCCAGCTCGGCAACCTTGGCCGCAATGAAGGCCGGATCGATCGTCGCGCCCGGCGTCGTGAGCAAATGCCCCGACATTTTCCAGGCGAGATAGGGAACCTTGTCTTCGTCCTCGCGCGCCCTCAGGTTATCGCCTGGAAGCCATAGGAAGGGCAGCACATCGAAACCGCCCGCGTCGTCTGGGAAGGCCAGGACAAGCGCCGTTAGGTCGCGAACGCTCGAAAGGTCGAGGCCCGCGAAGCACGGCCGGCCGCGCAGCGCCTCGGGGGCGGCGGGCGGAGGGCAAGCCATCCATTCCGAGGCCGTGAGAAAGTGGCGCTCGCCGGAAACGCGCTGGTTGAGGATGAGGTTTCGAAATGCCGGTTCCTTGGCAGGCATTCGGCGGGCCTGTTCGGCCTGGCGGCGCACTTCGTCCATCGACAGGAAGTCGCCGAGCGCCGGATTGGCCAGAAGCCAGCTTTCCTCCGCCCATGGATCGCCTTCCGGAGGCGCTGTGTAGAAATAAAGCTTGAAGCTCGGATCGTTGATTGCGCCCGATTGCACCTTCAAGCCGTAGTCTATGAGGCCGGAGAGCGGCGCTACGTCGCTGGGGGCTTGTGTCGAGATAACCATCAGCAGCGGTGACTCGCGCGCGCCCATGGCCGTGTCTAGCGCGTCGTAGAGGTCACGGGACTCGGCTTGGCCTAATTCGTCGTAGATGACAAAGCTCGGCGAGAGGCCCAGCTTGGTTTTGGCGTCGGCGGAGAGCGCGGCGTAAATCGAGCCCGTGCGGAAATCCTCAAGCTGCTTGGTGAAGCGCGTCACGTTGATGCGCGCGACAAGCAGGGGGTGGCGTTCGGTCATCGCCACCATTTCGTTGAATATCTTTGCGGCCTGAAAGCGGTCGTTCGCCGCGCTGTAGACTTCTCCGCGCTGTTCGGCTTCAGGCCCCGCGAGATGGCAGAGGGCGAGGGCCGCCGCGATCGCGGTTTTGCCGTTTTTGCGGCCGAGCGACAGGACCGCTGTCCGAACGGGCCGCGCGCCCTGCTCGTCTTCGGCGTAAATCTCGCCGATGATTTCCTTCTGCCAGTCCCGCAGTAAGAACTGTTTTCCGGCGTGGCGGCCGGCGGTGATTTGCAAGCTCTCGACGAAGGCAATCACGCGCTCGGCGCGGGAGAGGCCCGGCGCTTCCCATGCCGGCGCCTGGGGGCGCGGATCATGGTTGCGAAAGTTGAACAGCGTCGCACCTTCCGCGCTGTTCGTATCCGCTTTTGCGATGGGCTTTGCGCCCGGCCCTCTGAGGCCCATTTTTTCAAGCCTTTGTTTTGGTGGTAGATTTAACTAAGTCTATTCCTATGTTCCCCATCGGTCCCGCTCCCCCTCTTTCCCG